AAAAGAAAGTTAAAGACCTTGAAGTAATAAAAGAGTATTATGGTTATAGTAATCAAAAGGCAAAAGAAGCTCTTAACCTACTAACAGACGACCAAATTGAAATTATAACAATTGGCCTGAAAAAAGGTGGGAGAAAAAAATGAGTGAAGATACTATAAAATGGTCGCAAAGTGATATGTTAGAGGTCACTATTAAGCAACCAGATGACTTCTTAAAAGTCAGAGAAACCTTGACACGAATTGGTGTTGCAAGTCGTAAAGACAAAACACTATATCAAAGTTGTCACATTTTACACAAACAAGGTAAATATTACATAACACACTTCAAAGAATTGTTTGCCTTAGATGGTAAGAATTCTAGTTTGTCAGCAAACGATATAGAAAGAAGAAACACAATAACATTATTACTACAAGACTGGAATTTAATAGAGGTAGTTAATACTTCTTTAGTTGAAAACAAGGCGCCATTAAGTCAAATCAAAGTTCTACCATTTAAAGAAAAAGGTGAATGGAATATGGTCGCTAAATATAATATAGGTAAAAAACCAGAAGATAGTAACAATGCAAGTACAACCGTTTAAAAATTACTTAGAAGAAGCTACAGGCGATAAAAAGTTTTTGCGTCTGCTTATCGTTACAGATGAGCCAGAGGGTGCAAAAGAATTTCATACAGCTGATAGATTAAAAGAAGAATGTGATAAGTTAAATTATCCGTTCTATCTTTTCAAATTAACTGGTGGTTATACAACCTATGAAGATGGTATCCGTAAGTTTCATAACAAAGACGATAAGAAAGGTTTTGAAGTAGGTGCAATGACAGTTGCTATCATTCGTGGTAGTGTTGTCAGAAAAGATAGTTGGATGGACTTAGTGTCTATGCTTGAAAAGGCTAATGCAACATTAGTAAATCCAAGAACTACTATCAATATGTGTGCCGACAAATACAGAACCTCTTTAAGACTTGCAGATTATGGTTTAAGACAACCAATGACCAAGTTAATCAATGACCCCGAAAACTCAGTTGATATGGTTGAAGAAGCTGGTATTAAGTTTCCTTTAATTATGAAAACACTTAGAGGTAGTAAAGGTGTTGGTGTATTGTTTGTTGAAAGTCCAAAAAGTTTACACTCAATTGTACAGTTGATTATGAAACAAGATGAAGACGCTGACCTATTAGTGCAAGAGTATATTAAAACTGAGTATGATGTTAGAGTACATGTACTAGGCGGTAAAGTATTGGCCTCTATGATGAGACCTGTTATTGAAGGTGATTTTAGGTCAAATGTATCGCAAGGTTCAGTACCAAAAGATTACAAATTAACAGATTTAGAAATAGAAGAATGTTTAAAGGCTGCTAAGGCAGTTGGTGGTTATTGGACTGCTGTTGACTTTATACCAAGTAAAGACAGAGAAAATAAACCATGTTATTTCTTAGAAGTAAATTCATCACCTGGAACAGAGGGTATTGAAGACGCTTCTAAAATGAACATTGCAAAGGAAGTTATACAACACTTTGCTAAGAAAGAAAATAGATATACAGTACCAACAGAGTGTGGTTATAAAGAAGTAGTTACAATTAAACCGTTTGGTGAAATCGTGGCCAAGTTTGATACAGGTAACTCAGGCATGCCAGTTATTCATGCTGATAAAATGACACCAAGTGGCAAAACTATTACATGGGAACTATTTGGTAGTACCTTAAAAAGTGATATTATTCGTAAAGAAAAAATATCAGTTGGTGGTTTAAGAGATTATGATGAAGACCGATATGTCGTAAAACTAGATGTAGAATTTGCCGGTGGTTTTTACAAAGATGTAGAATTTACCATTGATGATAGAGAAGATAGGTCCCCTATTCTTCTTGACCGTGAGTTTATGAACAGACTAAATGTCATGGTAAACCCACAAAGAAAATATGTGATAACAACTAAATATAGTATAGATTAGGAGATAAAATGAGTGAAGTGAAGTTATTAAGATTAAGTACAGGTGAAGATATAATTGCTAAAGTAGGAGAAAACGACCAAGGTGTGAGTTTAAATAAACCATTTGTAATCATACCACAACAAAAGGGACCAGGTCAACCCATTCAATTAATGATGTCATTGTATAACGCATTTGGTAAAAGCGATACAGTTACGGTTGCTAAAGACAAAATTGTTTTTATGACAGAACCTAAAGATGATATCAAATCAAATTACGAAGCAAACACTAGTAAGATAATTACTAAACCATCAGGACTTATAACAGAAACTAAATTACCAGGTTAAATGGTAAAGGTCAATTTTGTAAGAGATAGTGGTGAAACACTATCAGTCGATATGCCTGTTGGTTATACCATCATGGAAGCAGCTAAAGAACTGGATTTACCAGAAATACCTGCTGATTGTGGTGGTTCATGTGCATGTGCGACTTGCCATATCTATGTAGATATGTTAAAATGGCCACAGTTAAAAATAGAAGAGAACTCTTTAGAACAAGAGTTGTTGGAATATGAAAAAGGTTATACAGACAAGTCAAGATTGGCATGTCAGATACAACTAAATGATGAATTAAATAATGTAACGGTGAAATTGAGAACAGATGAACTTCTATAAAAATGTAATTGAACACAGAGGCAAACTTCTAATACGAGGTGTCTTAAATGGTAAAGAGTATAAAGAAAAGATTGATTTTGGTCCTACTTTATATTCATTAACACAAGAAGACTCTGTATACAAAACACTACAAGGCCAATCTTTAAAACCTATTGAGTTTACCAATATTTTTGCAGCTCGTAAATTTCGTAAAGATATTGCCACACAAAATTCTCCTATCTATGGTCTTGAAAGATATCATTATCAATATATTGGCCAAGAATATCCAACAGATATTGATTGGGATAAAGAACATATTAAAATCTTTACACTTGATATTGAAACAACTTGTGAAGGTGGTTTTCCAGATGTTCAAGACCCACAAGAACAATTGTTATGTATCACAGTAAAGAACCAATCTAATAAACAAATCATTACATGGGGTGTGGGTAAGTTTGTAACTGACCGACCAGATGTAACTTATGTTGAATGTAAAGACGAAAAACAATTGATGTTTGAGTTTATGAAATTCTGGATTAAAAATTATCCAGATGTTATCACAGGTTGGAACACCAAGTTTTTTGATTTACCATACTTAATGAATAGAATTAAATTGATTGCAGGTGAAACTGTTGCAAACAAAATGTCACCATGGGGTATAGTAAACCAAGGTGAAGTCATCACACACGGCAGACCACAAACTACTTTCAATCTGTATGGTATTTCTATGTTAGATTACCTAGACTTGTATAAGTGGTTTATTCCAACACGACAAGAGAGTTATAAACTAGACCATATTGGTGAAGTTGAACTTGGTCGTGGTAAAGATGACGCCGGCTTTGATACATTTAAAGATTGGTACACTAAAGACTTTCAATCATTTGTTGATTACAATATTCAAGATGTTGAAATCGTTGACGCATTAGAAGATAAGTTAGGTCTTATTGACTTGTCACTTACTGTTGCATATGATTCAAAGGTAAACTATGATGATATATTCTCACAAGTTAGAGTGTGGGATACCTTGATTGCCAATCATTTAATGAAAAAGAATATATGTGTTCCACCAAGACAAGAGAACATCAAAGATACAAAATATGAAGGTGCTTATGTTAAAGAACCTATACTAGGTAAACATGACTGGATTGTTTCGTTTGATATTAACTCACTATATCCACATATTATTATTCAATACAATATTTCGCCTGAAAAGATACTCGGTGAATCAGCTTATAATGTCAATGTTAATAAAATGATTGACATGACTGTACCACTTGATAATCTTAAACAAGAAGGAGTTTGCATAACACCAAACGGCGCCAAGTTTAAGAATGATAGTCAAGGTTTTCTTCCTGAAATGATGGAGAAAATGTACAATGAAAGAGTTGTATTCAAACAGAGAATGTTGAAGGCGAAAGCCGAATATCAAAAGACTAAAGACCCTAAACTTGTCAAAGAGATTGCAAGGTGCCATAATATTCAATGGTCAAAGAAGATTGCCTTGAACTCAGCTTATGGTGCAGTAGGTAACCAATACTTTAGATACTATGATGTTAGACAGGCTGCCGGTATTACAACTGCTGGTCAATTCATTATTCGTTTTATTGAGAAAAAGGTAAACAAATATCTAAATGAAATATTGCAAGGTGAGGATGACCGAGATTATATTGTTGCTTCTGATACTGATAGTATCTATGTTAGATTTGATAAACTTGTAGAAAAAACATGTCAAGGTAAAAGTCAAGAACAGATTATAGATTTTCTTGGTAAAGTTTGTGATAAGAAGATTGAACCATTTATTGAAAAATGTTTTGATGAATTAGCAGATTATTCTAATGCATTTAAAAATGCCATGGTTATGAAACGAGAAGTAGTTGCCAATAAAGGCATATGGGTTGCAAAGAAAAGATATATGTTAAATGTACTTGATGATGAGGGTGTTAGACTTGCTGACCCTAAACTTAAACTTATGGGTATTGAGGCAGTCAAATCATCTACACCACAAGTTTGTCGTGGTAAGATTAAAGAGGCAATCAAAGTTATCATGGCTAAAGAAGAACATGACCTACACAAACTAATTGCTGACTTTAGAAAAGAGTTTATGAAAATGCCGGCAGAGTCTATTGCTTTTCCTAGAAGTTGTAATAATCTAAAAAAGTATAGAGATAGTGCAAACATCTTTATCAAAGGCACACCAATTCATGTGAAAGGTGCATTGGTTTATAACTATCAAATACATAGACTAGGTTTACAAAGTAAATATCCTATCATACAAGAAGGAGATAAGATTAAATTTATAAAATTAATACCTGCTAATCCATTCAAGTTTGATGTGATTAGTTACATGACAACTCTACCTGAAGAGTTTAAATTGCAAGAGTATATTGATTATGATATACAATTTCAAAAGACTTTCCTAGACCCTATGCGTTTCATTCTGGATGCTGTGAATTGGAAAGATGAACCGCAAGCAAATTTGGAGGCATTCTTTGGCTGATTTACCAAACAAAAAATATAAAGTAATCTATGCAGACCCACCTTGGTTGTTTAGAACAAGGTCGGATAAAGGCAAAGATAAAAGTCCTGAAAAACATTATGAATGTATGTCACTAAATGATATTTGTAATTTGCCTGTTAAAGAAATTGCAGATGAGAATTGTGTATTGTTAATGTGGGTGTGTGACCCTATGTTAGACCAAGCTCTTAAAGTTATAGACGCATGGGGATTTAAATACAAAACAGTAGGTTTTACATGGGCAAAAACAAACAAACATACACTAGGATTTTTTACAGGCTTAGGATATTGGACAAGAGGTAATCCTGAAATGTGTTTACTTGCAACAAAAGGTAGACCGAAACGAATCAGTAAAGATGTGGCACAATTAGTAGTATCACCAAGAGGTAAACATTCCGAAAAACCACTTTTACATGGTGAAATAGAAAGACTTGTGGATGGGCCATACATTGAACTGTTTGCTCGTAAGAAAACCAGAGAAAATTGGGACTATTGGGGTAATGAAGTATGATATATTTAGAGCTTGCCTTTTGGCTAGGTTTAGTATATACTATACCTATATTAATGTTATGGAAGATGAATGACGAAAACCCTAGATAAAGAACAGGCATTACATTGTGCTGGTATATTCAATGACTACTTTGGTCAGTTTAAAAGAATAGACCAATACATGCGTGACCAAAAGATGGCTCAGATTGAATCATTACCATCAAGTCTTCCAGGTATGGGGTTTGATAGTGATATGTTTTGCGATTTTACTATGTCACCACAGGACATGGATTTACAAGTTGTAGAACTAGATAATCACACATGGGACACCTGTATTAATATGATTTCAAGTCATAGTAATATGGTAAGTATTCCAGGTAAAAGTTTAAAACTTGCCGTGAAAGAAATGAACACAGGTAAGTTTGTAGGTTTTATGAGATTTGGTTCTCCAGTTATTAACTGTAAACCTAGAAATGATATGTTAGGTAATGTGCCTGATTTAAAAGTATTTAACAAGACTGCTATTATGGGTTTTGTAATTGTGCCATGCCAACCATTTGGTTTTAATTATCTTGGTGGTAAATTATTGGCTGGATTGTGTTGTTCACATCAAGTAAGAGAGATGTTAAACAAGAAGTATGATATGAACTTAGTGTTATTTGAAACAACTAGTTTATATGGTAAGACTAAAGGTGCCTCAATGTATGATGGTATGAAACCATTTTTAAGATACAAAGGCAATACAATGTCAGATTTTATTCCTATGTTACATGGTAAACCATATCTTGACATGGTAAAATATGTTGAAGATATTATTGGTGCAGGTGAGTTAGTAAAAGCGGATGCTTCAAGTCGTAAACTTAAAATGACCACAGGTATTATTGGTCTATGTAAGAAAGCACTTGAAGGTGATGACTTAGAAAAATTTAAACTTACGATTGCAAATGCTAAAAATCTTACCGAACAAAAAAGATATTATGCAAGTAACTATGGTATAGAAAACTTTATAGACATTGTAAATGGTAAGACACAAGATATAGTTAAATCATCAAACTATGACAGATACAATGATAAAGAAATTATAGAATGGTGGAGAAAAATGGCAACCAAAAGATTTGACAATCTAAATAAGGATGGTCGTCTTAGAAATGACCTAGAGGTATGGACTAAAGATAGTCAGATAGATATTATAAGATGAAGAAATCGAAAACCTACATACATGTCAATCAACATGTCATTAGAGCTAACAAAAAACATGGCACCAACGAACCTGCTATTACAGTTAAACAAGGTAAAACCAATAGATATTGTCACGAAGTTAAAATTTTAGGTGATAGTGTAGTTAGATATGGTGGAAATGAGAAACCTATTCTATCTTGTGGTGCAAGAGTTGTGATTGAAACTTATAATGAAGTTGAGATATTGAAATAAGCTTGACATTAATAGCAAACTATGGTATATTATACACAACTAAGGAGAAAATATGAGTAATTTTTTAAAAGATATAATTAAAGAAACTGGCAATGAGTATGCTGGTTTAGTAAGTGAGGGTGTTGATAGTGCAGATGTAACCAGTTTCATTGACACAGGCTCATATTCATTCAATGCGTTACTATCAGGCAGTATCTATGGTGGTATGCCAGCAAACAAAATTACGGCAATTGCCGGAGAAGCTGCGACAGGAAAGACCTTCTTTGCATTAGGTATTTGTAAGGCATTTTTAGATAAGAATCCAGAAGCAGGTGTTATCTATTTCGAATCAGAGGGTGCAATCTCTAAAGAGATGATTGAGGCCAGAGGTGTTGATTCTACAAGAATGGTAATTGTTCCTGTGGCTACAGTACAAGAATTCAGAGCTCAATCAATTAAAGTGATTGACAAATATTTAGAGCAACCGGAAGATAAAAGAAGACCTTTGTTATTTGTATTAGATAGTTTAGGTATGTTATCTACTACAAAAGAAATGGAAGATACGGCTGCTGGTAAAGAAACAAGAGATATGACAAGG